TTGCCATAATTCCACCTGCTTTAGCAGCTGCAAGAAAAACATACTCTGGTTCTTTCCAACCAAAATATTTTTCTGTTTCATATTGATTTGTAAAATCTACGTTATTACGAGTTCCTTCTATAACGTTAGTATAACCTTTGCTTTCAAGGTTTCTTACAATTGCTGATCCGACCATTCCTTTGGCACCAGCAACTAATATCCTAGAATTATTATTCATAATTGTTTAAAAAAATTTTAATTTTTGGTACATTTACTCATACTTATCACAATTTTCAAATGATACTCCTTGAGTATCTTTGTCGGATAGTATTGGAGATGATACACCCCAATAGATGTTTAGAGTATCATCATTCCACAGAAGACTTCTTTCGTGCTCTGGGTAATGATAATCAGTCACCTTATACAATACTTCTGCCTGATCGGACATAGCACAGAACCCGTGAGCAAATCCAGGTGGAACCCATAGTTGTTCTGGTCCTGGACGCAAATAAAATCCAATCCACTTTCCAAAAGTTTCAGAGTTCTTACGAAGGTCTACAATTACATCATAAATTTCACCGGCAATACATCTAACAAGTTTTCCCTGTGCATGTTCAATTTGATAATGAAGACCTCTTACTACATTCTTTGTAGAAATTGAATGAGAATCTTGAACAAACTCATAGGGTCCGATAATTCTTTGAATATCACGAAGATTAAAAGACTCTCTAAAAGAACCTCTCTCGTCTTCAAATATTTGATTTGTAATAATGTGTGCGTCTTTGAGACTAGTTCCGATTGCGTTCATATTATTAATCAGTTTGAATAAAATATTTTTCTAATATTTTTGGTGAATATTGATTTACTACTGGATCATCATTCTTTTCATCTTTTTTTTGTTTTTCAAGTAGATAAACTCTGTTTCTAATTTCAGTAGAAGAATATTGATGTCTTCGTAAGTGATAGTGTATTTCTATGCCATGATCTATGCAGTATTGTTTTCCAGTAACATTTACATTTTTATACTCCTCACTTAAAAACCGAATATGAAATGTTTGAGTTTGAATTAAATTAAGCAAATCTGCTTCTGTTTCATATACAAGAATCTCATCAACATATTTACATCCCTGTAATTGTATGTATCTCTCATAAACAGACTGAACTGGTTTATTTTTTATGCCCGGACGATCTACTGTAGGATCAACCTGAAGAGCAACTTTTAGGTAGTCACAAAGTTCTTTTTCCATTTTGAGCATTGTGACATGTCCAGCATGAAATAAATCAAATGAACTACAATTAAATCCTATTTTCATATAATATATTTTTTTATTATTATAGTAGAAAAGGAGAGTTTATGCAACTCTCCTCAGATTTTTTTTAGGCTCGCCACCTAGTTTTTACTGAACTAGGAAACAGGCGGCAATATCTTCACCCGCACCACCAATTTTTTTAGGAAATTGGAAACCTACTTTGTCTCGGAAACAAAGTTGTTGATGATTTCTGCTTGTTGCAGAACTTGTTCCAGAGTTGGGGATTCTGGATATTCAATATTTTCACCATTCATATCCATTTTATTGTTAATAATATTGACATGATGAACAAATTTATCTTGGAGCATATCATATGATTGCTTGAAGATTTCAAATCGAAGTTGATAAGGCGTTTTTGAGTACATAATATTCTCTTTGTATGTGTTGTGTGTAGTAGGGTCAAATTGACTCCACCAGTGCTTTTATAGTCTCTCCGTGACTGGGGGGTTTCCCGACCAGGGCTTTTAAAGTCTCTCCGTGACTATGTGTAATGACGATAAGCACCAACCTCAGGATCTGGATCTAACCATTTAGTATATTCAAAGTCATCCAGAGCAGTTACAAGTTGCATCTCATTATCAAGCAGATACATATCCTTATAACGTTTAGTCCAACTATCTGCTTTTTGAATACGATAGTCTGATTTACCATTTTCTAAGATTCCAGAATCAACATAACGATAAGGATATCGTTCAAAAATGATATTCATGCTTCTACCGATTCAAGGTCTTGAACGATACAATCAATTAAAATTTCATAATTATCAAGAGCATCATCGGAAAATACTACTCCTTCGTTCTGATAGTACTTACGAATTTTCTTGAAGAGTTTTGGATTCTTTACATCGAGATAGAATTCTCCATTTGCGGCAGCACGAAGAACCTGAACATCTTTCTTAAACTTAACGGTGAGAGTCATTTGACTGATTTGTTTACCTGTGTATTATAGTAGATTGACTTTGAGAAGTCAAGGGGGGACAGTTGGGTAACTGTCTGATGCTCCTTGTCGGGATCGAACCGACCTTAGTCGAATTATGAGTTCGGTGCTTTCGCCAGAGAGCTAAAGGAGCAAATAGTCGCCCAGGGTATCGAACCCTGCCAAAGGCCCTAATCTGGGGCAAAGGGCTTATAAGACCCCTCTGAACACCTGTTCTGACGACCATGAAACCCAGAATATCAGATCTGGGATTTTTTGTCAAGACCCTTCTTCGTGGTCGGTGTGTATTTTGACTATCTCCTCAAAATCCACATTTGCTTCTTCACATATACTGACCACATCTTTGTAAGGAATCATAACTGCATTGCCGTGCTCACTTTTGATAAGAAAGGATTCTCCCCTCTCAACTCTATCCAGAAGAGCATCAAAATTTGCTTGAAACTCTTCGACAGTAAATGATTCTAATTCGTCAAGTTTTTTGTCCATTTTCATAATGTGTTATTTATGATCGGAGTGGAGAGGATTGAACTCCCGTC